CTCTGCCTGCCGGTTCGCCTCCGCCTTGACCTCCGGCCCCAGCGTCACCCACAACATCCCGGCACACACGCACACTACCACACATAGCCCGACACCTACCTGCTTCAGGGTACTCATCTCGCGCCTCCCGTCGCGTGGGGTATACTGCTATCTACTACCATTATACCACGCTGGGGAGACCACGCAACAATTACTGCGCCGCCGCCGCCTGCCTGTTCGCCCGGCTCACGCCCTCGGAAACCTTGCGCTCGATGTCTACGTCGCCGATCACGTTGCCCTGCACGTTCACAGTGATGTTCTGCTCGCGGGCCTCTGCCCGCCGCCGCATGGTCGCGAACGCCGCACTCTCCTGCCCCGCGGCAACGCGATCACGTGCAATGTCCCGCGAGGTCCGCCCGCCGCCGGTCATTGCGCCCCAGAACCTATCAGAGAATGTAACCGGCGCCGCCTCGCGCTCGGCCTTCTGTGCGGCCAAAATGTCCGCATCGGCCTTGCCCTCGGCGACGGCCCGGTTCTCCATCGCCTCAAGCTCCCTGAAACTCTCATTCGCGCGCTCTGCCGCTTCGGCAGCACTGTCGTATTCGCCCTTGAGCCGCCATAGCGCGTAGATGATGAACCCTATCGCCGCTGCTATCGCCACATACGGCAATGCTGCCAGCAGCGCGGGACCGAGCGCCATAACCGCAGGTATCACCGTGCCTGTCACCAGTGAGGCAATGCCGGACAATGCTGTCGTGACACCGCCCATTATAGTTGTGGCCAGCCCGCTCAGTGCAGGCAATATCGTCCCCGTGATCGTCGTGCCCACACCGGCCAGCACAGGGGTTGCACTGCTCGCCGCGCCGGCCAGACCGGCGAAGCCAGACGCGCCCTGCAACCACACCAGCAGGTTCAGCACCGTCGGCAAGGCAACCAGCAGCGGGCCGACAAAGGTCATGAACAATCCCAGCGCCAGCGCGCCCTTGATAACCAGCGCGTTCAGCGTCGGGTGTGCCTCTGACCACTCGCGCCAGCGCCCCACGGCCTCAGACACCTTCTCCGCGATCTCCGCTATCGTCGGCATGAGCGTCTGCCCTAACGTCATCGCTATCGTCGTGCCAGTGTCCTTCAGGTCCGCCAACGCGTCGTTGAACCGCTCGCTGTCCTTCGCGGCCTTTCCGCTCAGCACCATGCCGAGCTCTTCAGCGCGGTCTCCGAGTTTCTTGATGCCTGCCTCGCCCTCGTTGAGCAGCGGCAGCAACTGCGCGCCAGACCGGCCGAAAATCTCCTGTGCCAGTGCTGCGCGCTCGGTGGCGTTGTCTACGTTCTTCAGGCCCTCGGCGACCTCGCGGAATAACTGCTCGCCACCCTTCAGTTCGCCGTTCGCATCCGTCACCGAAACGCCGAGGCGATCATAGGCCTCAGAATACATCTCAGCGCCGCCTGCTGCCTCCGATGCACTGCGCGCCATTCGCGCCAGCGCGCTCTCCAACCCACCGAACCCGACGCCGCTGCGCTCTGCAGCGTACCGCAGACGACTGATGTCCTCCGTCGCTATGCCTGTCTTCTTGGAGGCCTTCGCAATCTCGTCGCCGTAGGTCGCCGCTTGCTTCGTCATCGCCATCAGCCCGCCGACGATGCCGCCGCCCACGGCGGTCATACCGACGCCCACCATGCGCGTGGTCTGCAAAGCCGCACCCCAGCGCTCGTTGAACTTGCCGACGGCAGCATTCCCTGCGTCGATACGACCTTGCAGACCACCCAGCGACGAACGCGCAGCAGCGCCGGCCTGCTTGATGGCTGCCGACGCCTGGTCCTTCGCCTGCAAGATGATCGACACAACCATGTTCGTCTGAGCCATTCAGAGCCTCCGCCGCGCCTGCTCGTTACTCGCCGCCGCCTCTGCACGCAACAACGTCTGCCACCGTCGCACTACACTCGCAGGCTCGCGCTCCAACATCTCCCGCGTATACCCGCCCAGCCGTTGCAGCAACTCCCATTCCGTGATCTCGTCAACATACTGCCGCACCGTGTGCCCCCGGTAGTAGTGCCGTGCCACTACCGCGAGGCTCAGGCGTTTCCCGGACCACCGCCCTGCTCGGCGTCGAAGTCGCCGCCGAGCAGCTTCAGCGCAGCCTCGCGCACCCAGCTCGCCGGCAATCCCGTCAGCACCTCCGGCGTCAACTTCGTAACCGGCGCGCCGTCAGCATCCTCCAGCCCGTCAACGCGCACCACATACTCCAGCAGCGCCTGCTCGCTCACCCGCGCGTTCTCGTCAGGGTCGGTAGCCGACACGTTCTGCAGCCGCTTCGCCAACGCCTTCGCGTCGCCCCAGCTCACCCGCGCCCACAACACCACATCACGTACCGTCACCCGCTCCAGGTCGCCGATCCTCATGCCAGCGTCACTCCCCAGGCGCTCAGGTCATTGTGGTCGATCTCGCCGGTGAGCGTCCATACAACATCGTCGCCGCCGCCCACGAATGGCATCGGAGCACTCGTCGGGTTGAATCCGCCGCCGCCAGCGCTGGTGAACGTGAATGTCTTCGCGCCGTTGCTCGCAGTAAACACAAAGTCGAATGCCGTCGGCGCATCCGCCATCAAGTCGACGCTGCTCGGCGTCCGAATATCAACGTTGATCTCGGCCTCGAATATCCCCGGCACTACCTCCTCCGGCCAGCGCAGCTCATTGGTCGTGCCGTCGTCGAGCGAGAACACAGGGCGCAGGTTGTTGCGCCCGGTCACCCGGAATGACTGAGCCTGATACGTACCGCTGTCGATCTGCAGGTCACCAGCAGACCAGCAGAATATTGCCGTGCTCAACTGAGTAGCGGCAGAGGCCACTGTCGCTGCCTCCTCCTCCAGCGCCAGCCAGTTGTAGGTCACCGTTACCGGCTCACCCACTGCGCACGCGATCTCCACGCTGTCCATGTAGCATGATGTCTGCTTCTTCGCCTGGCTCGCGACGTTGATCAGCCCGCCCTGAATGTACGTGATTACCGACGGCAGGCTCGCCACGGCAGAGCGCAGGAAGTAATTGGTCAGCAACAGCACCCCGTCCTGCAGCAGCGTCTCGACGTTGCCGCCCGGCACCACCCCAGGCCGGCACTTTGCATACTGTCCACCGATACCGTCATAGTGGTTGATGTCGTCGCCCTCAGTGTGCCCCATCTCACCGCCCTGCACCTGATCGAAGGCCACAGCCGCCGCGCCGATGTTGTACTCGCAGAGTTCGTCCAGCCCTACATAGGCCATTACTCGTCACCGCCCTTGTTGTCGGCAACGGCAGTCGTGGTCTCGCGCTCCTCCACGGCCCACGGATACCGCGTCCGCATGCGCTCCTCGTCCTCCGCGGCTATCACATCGCCGCGTACATACCCCCGCAATCTCGGCACTATCAGCACAAGCGCCATCACTATCACGTCTCCAGTTGCAGCTGGTATCTCAGCCGGTACGGTATGGTCTCCATCTCCCATGACTGCGCGCCGTCTGCAGTCCGCACGTTCACAACCTGGTGCGGCATGGTCTCCGCAACCATCCATAGCCTGTAGCCGTCCTCGTCATCCTGGTTGTGTCTGTGCCGCCAGAGGTTCAGCAGCACGTTGCCCACCAGCAGCGACAGGCGTCGCTCAACCTCGTCTGGCCCAAGGCCCCCGGCGCGCACTATGCACGCCACCTGCCACGTGTGAGTAACGTCCACGATGCCACCGCTCAGACTGTATGTGTCGGCGTCGCTGCCGGAACGGTAGACCCACAGCGCATACTCGTCGACGCCCGGTAGCGGGTAGCCGCTATAGACCTCCACAGCCGCGCCGTCGAGGCCCTCGGCAAGCTCCTCGTCATCGGTGAGGTTGCGCACAATCTGTGCCGTGCGGCGCGTGAACATCTCGCAGTCTACCGTGCGGTTACTCACCGTAACGCCTCCTGGATGGTCTCCATGATGAGCGTGCGGCCCTTGTCCATGTCCTCATCGTTGTAGCCGATGAATGGCCGGCTCGGCATGTTGTCGCGGCCCGTCTGGTGCTCGACGCCATATGCCACCGCCGTGCCAACCTCTACCTCGTTGCCCCGCGCATCGATCACCACACGCTGCCGGAGCGTCCCGGTGTCAACGAGAATCTTCGTCGCGCCTGTGCCACGCCGACGCTGTAGCAATGTCATCGCGCTCAACGGTGCCCACGGCCTTCCCTCGCCAGCCATGCCGTCGGCGTGTTGCGGCGCCGTCTCTCGCTCGAATGATGTCATGCTCCGCGAGTGTAGGATGAAGCCCATAGCCTGCAGCACGTCGCGCATGCCTGTCTCTGTCAGAGACCGGCTCAGCCGCCCGAGGGCGGCTTCCAACTGCGCAGGCGTCACGTGCCGCGTCTCTGCCACCGTTCTACTCCTCCGCGAACCCGAACTGCCCGGATGGTGCAGCGGCAATGTATGCCGCCGATGTGCCGATCTCGTTCTCGAAGTCCAGGTGCGCCTTGCTGTCGGCAACCAGGTTCAGCCACTCATCTGCCGACTTGCCGGCCTCCGACAGCGGCGCGTATGCGTCGAATGCGCCACGCGCAATCAGCACGCCGCGCATCACGTTTCTGACGGCAATCGCGGCGACGGCGTTGCGGACCTCCTGCGGTGGTGTCCCGAACGGCCATGAGTTCGGCCACCGCCCACGCAGTATCGACTGCGCCGCGCCGGTAGCCGCCAGGATGAACCTGTTCAGCCGCGCCTCGTCGTGCCCCAGCGCAGCCTCCAGATTGCCGAATGCGTCTACGCAATCCGCGCGGCTGCACCAATGCCCGCTGTCCAGCGCCGTATCCGCGAACGCCATCCCGCTACTCCTTCCCCGCTGCGCCCTTGAGCGCCTCGGCAAGCATCGCGGCCATCCTGTCTATCGCATCCGTCGCCGATGCAGGCAGGCTCACGCGCTTCTCCAACTCAGCGCGCTTCTCGGCGTTGCGCCGCTCGCGATCCGCCTGGTATGCCCGGAATTCTTCCGTCTCCTGCACCGTGCCATCAGGCTCATACTCGATCCACGGCTCAAGCGTGTTGTCTGCCAGCACGCGGTACAGTACCAGCGGACGGCCCATAAACCGCCCGTGACCCTCGTCGCGCTCGCGCTCGTTGTAGTTCAGCGTCCCAGCGGCATACGCCTGAGCAAATGCGTGCAGGTGCTGCATGCCCAGATACGTGCGCCCGATGCTCTCGTTGTTGCGCGTGCGCAGCTCGAAGTTATAGCGACCGCCGCGGACGCCCATCTGCTGCCCGTCGCTCGCTACATCGCGCATCGCCTGCTGATTGTCGGTGCGTCGTGCCATTCCCGCTCTCTCCTCGTGCATCACTGTGTTGTCATGTAGGGGCGGGAATGGTCACCGCCCGCCCCGTTGTTATACCGCTCAGGGCAGGTGACTACGGCCCAGCAGTGCAGTCGAGCAGCACATATTGCGAATACGGCTCGACAACCTGCGCCGCGCCAGTCCACTCGCCGTCGACGACGATGCCGCCAGGGGCAGCCTCTTCCTCGTAGGTGTTGAAGAACAGACCGTATGTCCCGCTCGGCGCCTTCGTGTGCACGGCCTCGCACTCGATGATGTTCCGGCCAGCGCGTGCGTTGTTGCTGTCCAGAAAGACCACCACGTTGTCCGGGATATAGTTCGTGGTCGTCCCGGTGATGGGGTGCACGAACGTCTCATCGTTGATGTCGAAGTTCACGCCGTACAGCCGCGATACGTGCCCTTCGAGAATGACCGAATCATACAGCACATCGATCCCGGCCATGACCGCGTTCTCGTCGATGTAGGCCCGCGTGTCCGAGTTCATCAGCGCGGTGTCTATGATGCAGCCATAGGCCGCTGCCGATATCTTAGCGTCCTCGAAGTCCTCGCGGATACCCTCCAGGTTGGTACGCGCAGCAGCCTCTGTCGCAGCTGCGGTGCTCCAGTCGTAGGCGTTCGCGGTGATCAGCACGTCGTCGTCAACGAGCAGCAGCTCGTCGACCTCAGTCGCCGAGCCAGGCGGATAGAACGACTTCACGCCCTGCAGCGCGCTCGCGCGGAACCACTCGATGAAGCGGTCATAGCGCAGCCGTAGGCTCTTCAGGTCGTCGGCAACCTGGAAGTTCGCCCTATTCTGGTCGCCCTTGCCCGGTGCCCGCATGTCCTTCAGCGTCTCAGGGTCGATCCTGATTGCGTCGCGCCAGGTCTCACCCTTGATGGTGATCGTGTCGGTCACCGCGCCAGCCTCGAAGTTCGCAGGGCCGGTGCGGCTGTTGACGCGGCCACGCTGCCGGCTGTAGGTATGCCGATCATACGTGATGAACGCACCCGGGATACTATTCGCGCGTGTCCCGAAGTACTTGCTCAGCGGCGTCGCCACCGTGCCGAACTGATAGAACGCCGTCTCTATCGCAGTCGGCCTCAGGGAAACAGGTACAGCCATCGATCACACCTCCTCTCCGTTAGCTCTCATACCCCTCATCGGGTACCTGCACGGACTCGTCGCCGTGCTGAGCAGTGATGATGTTGATGCCGTCAGCGTTCGGGCTCAGCTCCATGAACTGCGCGATGAGCAGCTCATCGTTCGTCGCGTCAACGTTGAAGCTCAGGTCGCTCTCGCGGATGGCTCCGCGAATGACAACGTGTGTGTCCATGAGCGTGCCGCTGGTCGCGCTTGCGGTCGCCCGCACGTCGTGCGCCACCTGCAGCATGCCGACCATCGCTGGATGCCGGAACTCGTCATCAGCCACCACAACGCAACCGTTCTCGGTGACCTCGATCCAGTCGTCCACGTTCAGGCCCGTGGCGTCGTTCGTCACTGTGATCGTGTTGGTGTCGTAGTCGATGTCGGTGATAGCGCCCAGGTCGGTGCAGCCCGTATTCGGCCCTGCAACGTCAATCGCGTGTACCGTGTCGCCAACAGCGAATGGCTCGGCGTCGTCGACCACCATCTCAGTCGCAGGCGACGTGGCAACGGTATAGACGCGCGTGCGCCGAATGGGCATCCAGAGACCATGATCATGGTCAGTGCCGGTGTATACCGGGGCCATCGGTGTAGTCGCAGGGATGATGTACTCGTCATGGTCGATAGGGCTCCGCGCATCGCCTGGGACCATCACGCTCAGCGTCGCCGTGATGCGCTGGAAGACACCCTGCCAACGATCCTGCGTCAGCGTCGGTTCAATGTCATACGGCATGATTACTCACCTCCGTCCGTGTTGGTCTTGATTGCCACACCACCAGCGGCGGCAAGGGCCAGCCCCGCCTGCCGCTCCTGCTCCGTCTCGTCCTGCTCGCCAGCGTCGGACATCAGCACCAGACCCTCGGCGTGCGTCCCGAACAGCGCGCCCGGAGATGTCTCGTGCAGCAACGCATCCAGCGCGTCTGCCGCAGACACCTCGCGCTTCGTCTTGCCGTCGTCAGCCAGCACCACTACGGGCTGCGCATCGGACAGTGCCGCGACGAACAGCTGCCGCGCATACGGCGCAGTCGCCGGCGTCACCGCACGCTCGCCAAGCAGCTTCTGCACGCGCGCATCGGCCTGCGCCTCCAGCCGCTCCTGCTTCGCCGCAAGCGCATCCGCCTTCAACGCCTCGACCTCTGCCTGCAGCGCAGAGATGTGGGCCGCCTGCAGCGCAGTCACGTCATCGGCGTCGGCGTCGGCGTCGTCTACCGGCTCGACAACATCCGGCGTCGGCTCATCGTCCGTGGCGAGGTCATCGAGTGTGCTCACGTCAGCCTCGCCGCTCAGAATCGCCTTCAGCTTCGCAATGAATGGGTTCATTGTCTCACCCCCCTTCTGCTGTGCATTCTGCATGGTGCTATAGTCCGCGGCGTTGATCACCAGCTGCCACGGCATGCCCTTCACTGCCGGATCAGGCACGAACGCCGCACCGGTCAGACTTGGCCCATCGTCACCGCGCACGACCTCGGCGCTCACGTACCGCAGCCGACCCCGCTCCATGTCGCGCGCAGTCTGCTCGTCGAATACCTCGATGTCGCCCAGCAGCAGCCCGCGCTCGGCATCGAAGCGCAGGCCCTTGTAGAACCCCAGCGCCGCGCCCGCGTCCTGCGGCATCACGTTGCCCTGGTGGTCGTAGTTGTGACGCGGCCACAGACCCGGCTCGAAACCACCGGCCTGCGCAGTGCCGAATGCCGCCGTCATCGCCGCCAGGTCATCAGCAGTGAACTCGTTGCCGTTCCATGTCCCCACACGCAGCGACGGCAGGCCGCGCACCATCCACGTCCCGCGCTCAGTAGCGTCTACCGTCACCGTGCTCGGCTCCAAGCTATTCAGAAATATCATTCTGGCACCCCCGCCCATATCCTGTCGATGTCGGCAGCCAGGTCGCGCAGCTCGGCGCGGTCCGCTTGCCGTAACTCGTCGGCGACAGCAGACATGCCGCTGTTCTCCGGCAGCAGGTCCGCCCTGTCTACGCCACCGAAGCCCTCCAGCGGCTGCGAGACGCCCTCGCGCACCACCTCGCCGTCATCCCACTGCGACGGCTGATCCCACGCCAATATAGCCTCAGTCGTGCTCCGGCAGTTGTAGTGCGCCGGTGGCATGACGCCGGAAGCGTCGTCGAGCGAGAACTCCATGCCGTGCAGGTCCTCGCAGATGTCGGTGGTGCGGTCGTCCAGCACCGCGATATACCTGTAGCCGCTCACCATCGGGCTTTGCCGATACGCCACCGCCTGCCCGCGCGAAAACATGACGTTGCCCTCGGTGCGCGCTATCGTCTCGCGGTGGAACTGCGTCGTGCCCAGGCCGCGTGTGCGCAGTGCGCTGATCATCTCGCTGACGCCACCGCCCTCGCGCACAGTATCGCTCAGCAGCCGTGTGATTACACGCGCGTGTACCCTGTCGAATGCCCGCTTCAACGGCGGGATACGCGTCGACACATACTCCGCCACCGTCGCGCGTGGGAAGATCATGAACCGTTCCGCAACGGCCTCGATGGCGTCCAGTATGCGCCACGGCGCAGGCCTCGCAGGGACAGCCGCGAATGACGTGCGCCCCCGCAGGCTGCTCCGCACCTGATTCAGTATCGCGACATTGCGCTCCGAGTAGCCATCCCAGCATGCCATGATCTCGTCACGCGCCAGATCGGCCTCCCAGCCGTCAGGGTATGGCACCGTCTCTGCCGCTGCCAACGCGGCTTCAGGAACAGTCAGACCTCGCATAGCGTCCTCAACACGTCGCAGATACTCGCGATCCGCAACCTCGACCACGGCGCGCAGGTCGTCGATAGCAGTCGTGTACGCTCGCGACCGCCCGATCGGCTTCGGCACACTGGACTGCAACGCTACAGCCGCGCTCATTCGGCATCGTCCTCATCCGGCTCTTCCTCATCCTCATTCGGCTGCCCAGCGCCACCGGCAAGCAGCGCATCCATCCGCGCACGCGCCTCGGCCTTCGCCGCGCGCTCCTCCTCGCGCATCACCCGCAGCTGCTCGCGGTACTCCGCTATCTCGTCAGGCGCCGCGTACAGGTCCGGGAACGTCTCGCGTAGTATGTCGTCGTCCAGGTCGCTGATGGGCTGCCCGGCCTGCACCGCCGTCGCCTTGCCGCGCTCGAGGGCCTCGAATATGCGCGCAAGCGCCTCCAGGTCCTTCGACTGCAGCTCGCCCCACGACCACTCGCCGTAGCCGTCAGCGCGCTCGCCCACGTTCGCCACGATCAGCGGCCGTACCAGCTGGTCGATGAACACGCTGCCCAGCTCTGACTCGATGCCGTCGATGGTCAACATGAACAGGTCCATGACCGTGCCGCTCTGCGCCCGGCTTGCATGCTCCGGCTCCTCGACCAGCAGGCGCGGCGTCAGCACCGCCTTGAACAGCTGCTGGTCCCAATACCGGCAGATGGTCTCGAATGCGCTGCCGTCACCCGTCGGTACCAGCGTCTCCAGCTTGTACGGCATATCCATGTCGATGGGTATGGCAACGCCCTGCCCCGGCTGCAGCCGCTCGTACACCCCCGGCAGGAACTCCGCCAGGCTCTTCTGCTGCCCAGCGCGTGCATCGTAGATGCTCGTCTGCGGCACCCAGAAGACCGGGGTCGGCATCGCGCACTTCTGCGCGAACGTGTTCCAGTACGTCTCCTGCTTGACCTTGCTGAACCACGCCTTGCGCGCACCGTCCAGCAGGCTGTTGCCGTAGCACTCCTCGCGCAGCTCCGCCTGCAGCGGCCAGTACACCACGCGCTCAACAGGCAGCGTCACGGACTGCGGCCCTGTCGCGCCCTGTGTCAGCAGCGACGCGCTCAGGTCCTGGTACTGCGTCACCTGCGCGACGCGCTTCTGCGCCACGTCGAGCTTGATGCCCGCCGCGCCTGTCTGCGGGTCGAAAAAGCTCAGCGGATGCAGCAGCGCCGCATCCTCAATGTACCAGCCGCCATCCATGCCCCACACTGGCTCCACGACGCTGTAGCCCGCCCACAACGCGCTCAGCATCTCGCGCATGATTGCCCCAGGTCCCGCGCCGTCAACGGACTTGCCCAGTAGCTCGCGCACGCGCTCCTGCAACGCCTCGTCAGGATGCTCATAGTCGCCCAGGTTGCGCAGTATGATCAGCCGCAGCAAGTACAGAGACAGCTTGATCGTCGGGTCATAGCGCGACATCAGCCAGAACTCCTGCACGCGCTCACGCCGCCCAGGGAATGCCTTGTACGGGCCGGGGTCGAACTGATCCCAGTCCGTCAGGCTCACCATGCCGCTCGCCGTCGGCACGCCGTCAGCTGCAGGGTCTCTGGTTGTAGTCGGGTCGATTGCCATATCGCTCCTACCAGTCCGCACTCGGGCTGCTGCCTATGATGCCCAGCCGCGTCGGCTGATTGTCCGCGCCAGTGTGATGCCCTGCCGCAAGCCCCATCTCCGCGTATCTGCCAGCGTCCATTCCGTGGTCAAACTCCTCCGCCGGGTCCGCATCCTCCAGCGGCTCGCCGTCGCGGTCGGTGCGCCAGTGATACTGCCCGAACTCCGACAGCACCTCAGGGCAGCTCGCCGCCACCACACGCAGCCTGTCGCCCGCGATCAGCGCCTGCACCTGCCGCACACCGTCCAGCCTGCTGTTGTTCGCCGCTACCACCGGCAAGCCAGCCCGCACCCACGCCAGCCGCGCGTTCGCGTCCTCTGGGTCGCAGTAGAACGTCTCGATGCCCCACTGTGCGCGCAACCTATTCGCCTCGCTCAGCCAGTCGTTGCCGGGCTCGCCGTGCGTCACCATGCCGCGCTCGTACACCTCATCCAGCCACCAGTGTACACCCTGGTCGTCCACCCCGACAACCAGGATGCAGCCGGGCGACGTGACGCCCCAGTCTACGCCCGCCACCACGCGCACCAGCGCACGATGGCTCGGCAGCTGCGCACCTGCCGGCAGAACGTGTCGCTCGCGGTCGAACCTCGCGTAGACGAGACCCCTGAATGCGACGAACTCCGCCAGCATCTCCTGCCGATAGAAGTCAGTGCCAGGCCCGTAGGCCTCCTCCATCGCGTGCAGGTCGTCTGGACGCTGACCAGGGTTCTGATACGTCGTCCAATGGTGGTAACCATACCGGCTGCGCCTATCGTCGTCCCACTCGTCGCGGCTCTGCACGAAACGCTTATAGACCCAGTTCTGCCCGCGCGGCGTTGTCGTCAGCCAGCCACGGTGCGGGTACGGCCCCGCCTGACGACAACGACCAATCAGGATAGTGAACGCCTCATCTGGGCACATCGCCGCCTCGTCCAGCCAGAATATCGAGACCTCCGACGCGCGCATACTGTCCGGTTCGGCAGCATAGCAGTACCAGATTTTCGAGCCATTGCCGAACTCTATCCAGTCGCCGCCGCGGTTCTCCTGCCGAATGATATGCGGCTTGCCGTCGGCGTCCTGCCCCCACCATCGCGCCACGCGCTTGACCACCTCTGCCGGACCACCAGAACGGTATATCATGCGATACGACGGGGCGGCGACGAGTGCCTCGATCTTCGGGTACTTGAGCATGTGCCGCACAACGTCATACGCGGCAGCCTCGGACTTGCCGCCGCCGATCCCGGCACACGCCAGCCGAAACCGCGCACGGTCAGCCAAAAACGCCTCCTGCCGCGGATGGTTGCTGAACCGCCGCGCCATCTCCGCAACGTCAGGCTGTCTACTCAGAGATGTCGCTGCCATCCGGCTCCTCGTCTGCTAACGGGTCATCGGGTCCATGCACAGGGATGATAACAGTCTGGTTGATGCTACCGCTGACCTCCCTGCGCTCGCCACGGCTCCAGCGGTCCGGGAACTTGCGCTCCATCCACGTCATCGCGGCCTTCCAGTCGTCAACCATCGCCTTCTGCACGAGTGCGACGGCGCGGGCCTCGGCCTTGGCCTCGGCTTCCTTTATGGCGTTGATGAATGTGACATAGGGCTCTTCGCCCTCTTCTGCTCGTGTGCGCCAGTGCGACAGGGTAGACGTGTCTATCCCGACCAACTGACAGGCCGTGCACACGTAGCAGCCGGAGGCCAGATATTCGCATATCTTCTCCGTGAGCTCCGGTGTGCATTTCGTCGGTCTGCCTGCCATAGCTACGGCGTCCCTTCACACGCGGGGAGCATTCTCGCTGCCAAAGTTTCCGCGCGCGGGCAGTGGTCTTTTCAAAGTGTGTTCACAAACGTCAGACACCGTTGACGGGCACCCGGATGACGGGATTATAGTCGATGGTGCGCACGCGGCTCTTCTTTGAATTGTGGCTCCTACTTTTATGCCCATCATTGCGCACGATCTGCCTCCCCCACTTGCGCTGCAAAAGTTCCAGTTGTTCCTTTTCCCGTCTCATATTGCGTTGCGTCGCGCATCCCCCGATATTCTCAGACTGTTTGCACTGGTAGAAGTACCTGTTGAGCCGCAGCACCTTGCGGTGTCTGTTCATCTGCTGGATGAACATATCATAATCTTCTTTGAGATAGAGCCGTTCATCATACCAGCACCCAGACCCCGCACGGAATGCCTGAAAAGGTCCCAATACGGGGCTCGTCACGGTGAATGGGCATGTGATGTTGTATGCCTGTGGGTCTGGCATTAGGTTCACACCCCACATGTATGCCCCCCACTCATGTGCTACGCGCATGTTATGGTCTACCCATTCGCGCAAGTACTCTGTGGGCAATTCGTGCCTGTCGGTTCTCGGCTCGCCATCCCAATACGCAATGTTTCTCATATCATCGTCGAGCAGTACAACGCCATCATGTCCTGCCGCGAACTCTTCGCGCATGATGTAATTGCGTACCCGCGACACATTGCCTTGAACACCATCCGGGCATGCTACTATGTCAACATCCGGATTGTTCATTCGGTATTCGTCTGCTTCTATTCCATCCACATATACCCTCAGCCACGGCACATACTCCACGGTTCTAACCTGTCCTGGTCTCTTGTACGAAGGGCAGCAGAAGGCGACGCTCATTCCTTGTCGCTCCAGTCGCCCAGTATTCTGTTCAGCGCCGTTGGCCCATCAATGACACGTCCAATGCCATGTTCCGCTTTGTGTGTCCCTCGCGTATACGCCTGCGTCTTCACACCGAACACAGTTTGCGCCTGTAGCCAGTCCACTTCATTATCGAACTTCAGCACAATGTAGTCATGCCGTTCGAGCAGTTCTTCTGCGAACTCTATTTCTGGCTTTTCGCTCTCTTCACCGATCTGCGCCTGCAGCGCCTCTAT